AGGCGAGGTGTTCTACGCGAGCGACGACGCGCGCCTGGTGTCGATGGCCAAGGCCCACGACGCGATGGCCGAGCAGGTCGAGCTCGCGAAGGCCGCCACGGCGACCGCCGAGATCGCCAAGGCCGCCGCCGCGCTGCCCAACGTCAAGGGCGCCGACCTGATCGCCAAGGCGATCCACGGCGGCGCGCTCACCGCCGACGAGCGCAAGAGCGCGCTGGCCGACCTCGCCGCGGTCAACGCGAGCATCGCGCTGATCACCCAGCCGATCGGCAAGGGCGGGGCGCCGGCGTCGAACGACGCCGAGTCCCAGCTCGAGGCGCTGGCCAAGAGCATCCAGGCCGGCGTCCCCGGCATGTCGTTCGCCAAGGCGTTCGACGAGGCGCTGGCCACCGAGAAGGGCACCGCCCTCTACGCGCAGGCCGAGGCCGCCAAGCGGGCGTAGCCGCTCGCTCCACCACCGCCCCACCCGCCACCACCGCATCAGGAGCGCCCACCATGGCCACTTCCCAGCTCGAGCAGTTCAACACCGTCTCGATCCTCGCCGGCGAGGATCTGTCGGCCGCGCAGTTCCGCTTCGTCAAGCTCTCGTCCGGCGCGGTCGTCAAGGCCGGCGCGGGTGACCCGGTGCTCGGCGTCCTGCTGAACAAGCCGGCCTCGGGCGAGGTCGCGTCGGTCCAGATCGGCGGCATCGCGCTGGTCGCGGTGGACGCCGCGGTTGCCGTCGACGACAAGGTGATGTCGAGCGCGGACGGCCAGGCCGCGACCAAGACCGGCACCAACAACTCGGCGGGCGTCGCGCTGGCGACGGCGACCACGGCCGGCGAGGTGATCGCGGTCAAGCTCGAGTCGAGCGACGGCGTGCCCGGCGGCGGCGTCGCCAGCTTCGAGGACACGGCGATCACCCCGGGCGTCGCGCTCGCGCTGATCACCGTCGACGGCACCGACACGCTCACCCTCGCCGACGGCTCGCTGCCCGGCCAGGAGATCGAGATCCTGTGCGTCTCGGCCAGCAACAGCCCCGTCGGCACGCTGACCATCAACGACGTCTACGGCTCTGAGCCGACGTCGTGGGTGTTCACCACCGCCGGCCAGGGCATCAAGCTCCGCTGGACCACGACCGGCTGGAAGCTGATCGGCCTCAAGCAGATGGGCTCGGAGACGGTCGCCAACGCCGGCACCGCGAACCCGCTCTGCCTGCTGCACCTCGTCTCGATCGCCGACACCGTGGACTTCATCCAGGGGTCGGGCGTCATCGCCGGCCAGCGGTCGATCTGGTGCGCCACCGCCAACAGCGGCACGCCGGTCGGCACCGTCTCGGGCCTGTTCTACGACGAGGACGGATCGGCCGACGGCATCGACGTGAACTTCAACGCGGCCGGCGACTCGGCGGCGCTCGAGTGGGTCGGCTCGCGCTGGTTCGCCTACTCGCTCGTCTCGGCAACCGTCTCGACCTGATCGGCCTCCTCGGGTTGGCGCCATCGCGGCGCTGACCCGCCCCTCCGCATCCCCTCCGCTCACCTTTCCAGGAGCCCGCCATGCCCAAGATCACCCCCGGTGACGTCCACGTCAACCGCCCGCTCGGCAACGTGTCGATCGCGCACTTCCAGTCCAGCACGAACTTCGTCGCCAACCGCGCGGGCCTGGCGATCCCCGTCGAGAAGCAGACCGACTCGATCTTCCGCTTCAAGAAGGGCGCGTTCCACCGGAACGAGATGGCGATCCGGGCGCCGGGCGCGGAGTCGGTCGGCGGCGGCTTCGACATGGACACCCCGCTGACCTACACGTGCCCGGTCCGCGCGTTCCACTCGGACATCCCCGACCAGGTTCGCGCGAACACCGACGCGCCGCTGAACCAGGACCGCGCGCACACGATGCTCGTGACCCAGAAGGCCCTGATCGCGCGCGAGGTGTCGTTCGCCTCGGCGCTCATGGCCAGCGGCGCGGCCTGGGACGTCAAGAAGGCCGGCGTCGCGTCGGGCTCCTACGTGCTCGGCACCAACGTCATCAACTGGGACGACTACACCAACTCGAACCCGATCGAGAACGTCGCCTACTACTGCACCCAGGTGCACAAGAACAGCGGCGGCTTCCGGCCGCGCCACGGGATCATGTCCCGCTCGGTGTGGGACGTCATCAAGAACCACCCCGACATCACCAGCCGCATCACCGGCGGCTCGACGATCCTGAACCCGGCGATCGTCACCCAGCAGCTGGTCGCGAGCCTGTTCGAGCTCGAGGAGCTGCTGGTGATGGACGCGGTCTACGACACCTCGCTCGAGGGCGGCACCTCGTCGATGTCGTTCCTCGGCGGCGACGCGTTCCTGGTCTACTACAAGCCGCCGGCCGCCGCGATCGAGATGCCGAGCGCCTTCTACCAGTTCAACTGGACCGGCATGTTCGGCATGGCCCCCGAGACGGGCGCGCGCGTGTCGAAGTTCCGGGTCGAGGCGGTGAAGTCGGACCGCATCGAGATCGAGAGCGCCTACGACGTCAAGCTCACCGGCGCCGACATGGCCTTCCTGCTCTACGACCTCAAGGCGTAGCGCGCCGCCGGCGCCGCGCCGGCCACCGCGGGTGAGTGAGCCAGCAACACGGCGGCCTCATACGCCGCAGAACCGGGTGCGATTCCCGGGCCCGCAACGACGAGCACCACCATGGCCCCACCGATCAAGCGCCACACCTACGGACCGCGCCGGACGACCTTCGACCCGAAGCGCCCGCTGTACGCGCGCCACGCGTTCGGCACGCACCAGGCCGGCGAGCTGTTCGATCCGACCGGCATCGCGCCGATGCGCCTCGCCGGGATGTTCTCGTCGCGGCTGCTGACGCACGACGCGCCACCGGCACGCGCGGCGGCCCCGCCGCCGTCGATCGCCGCCCCCGATCCCAAGCCCGGCAAGCGCCCCCGCGCGGGAGCGTGACCGTGGCGTCCCGGGCCGCGGTGATCGCCGCGCTTCGGCGGAAGGTCGCCCAGCGGTGCTGGACGATCCAGGCCAACGCGCACGCCGAGCTGACCGTGGCCACGCCCGTGGACACGGGCAACGCGCGCGCCAACTGGCAGGCGACGCTCGACGCGCCCGCCGTCGACGTCGTGACCGTCGGCTCGCCCGGCGCCGTGATGGAGCCGCCCGGCAAGGACTTCGACGCCGAGCGCCTGCGGTTCGTCAGCAACAACGTGGCCTACATCCAGCGCCTCGACGCCGGCCACAGCAAGCAGGCGCCGGCCGGCTTCGTGCGAGCGGCGCTGGCCAAGGCGGTGCAGCCGTGACGCCGCTCGAGGCCACCAACGCGATCCTGAACCACGCGATCGCGAGCAGCGTGACCGTGGGCGACGTCGTGAAGTTCAACGGCGCCACGCTCACGTTCGACGGCGAACGCTTCGACGCGCCCGAGGGCGAGCCGTGGATCCGGCTGACGATCCGCGACCTGCCGACGGCCAGCGTCACGCTCGGCGCCCGCGCGAACCGCCTGGCCGAGCGCCGGGCCACGCTGATCGCGCAGGTGTTCGCGCCGCTCGAGGTCAGCGATGGTGCCGGTGCCGCGCTGGCGCTCGCCATCGCCTTCCGCGACCTGTTCGAGCCGGCCGACGTCACCGCGACGGCCGGCGTCGTCCACATCATCGGCGGCGCCATGGTGCGCCGCATCGGCGTCGACGGCGCCTGGTACCAGGTCAACGTCGACGTGCCGCTCACCTACCACGAGACGATCTAGGAGCCCGCCATGGCCAACAATCCCAGCCAGACCCACAACAGCGCCCAGGCGATCGCCAAGATGTCGAGCTACGGCACGCTCGGCGGCTCCCCCGAGTGGCGCTCGCTCCTCCCGACCGACATCACCGGCGTCAACGCGCAGACCGAGAACGCGTCGCACGACACGATCGACCCGAGCAACCAGTTCGAGGCTGAGTCGCAGGTCGGGCTCACCGCGGCGCCGCAGCTGCGCGCCGGCTTCACCGCCGAGCTGGCCGACGTGCTCATCCCCGGCGCGCTGCGGACGCAGTGGACCGGGCCGACCGCGCTGAACGCCACCGCCACCCGGCCCACGTCGGCGACATCGGCGCACTTCGTCGTGCCGACGATGGGCGCGGCGCTGCCCGTGAACACGCTGATCTACGTCAGCGGGTGCGCGGTCGCCGCGAACAACGGCCTCAAGGTGGTCAGCGGTTCGCCGTCGACCACCACGATCCCGGTCAGCGGCGGGCTCACCGCCGAGACGTTCACCGCGGCGCAGAACGTGACCATCGAGGTGTGCGGGTTCCAGTTCGCCAGCGGCGACGCGACGATCGACGAGACGGCCGGCGTCTACACCTTCGGCTGCACCGCCAAGGACGCCACCGAGCTCGGGCTCGTGAAGGGCCAGCCGATCTTCATCGGCGACAGCTCGGCGGCGGCGTACGCCTTCGCGACCGCGGCCGACTACGGGCCGGCGATCGTCACCTCGACGCCGGTCGCGGCCGGCTTCACCTTCGCCTCGACGTTCTCGACCTTCGTCGACGACGCCGGCACGTCCAAGACGATCCGCCTGTTCTTCGGCCAGACCTGCCGCACCGTCGCGCGCACGTCGGGCGACTACGTGGAGAGCTACTACCAGGTCGAGACGTCGGTTGAGAACCTGGGCAGCGCCAACGCCACGCAGTACCTGTACGCCGAGAACGCCGCGATCAACACGCTGACGATGGCCTTCCCGGCGGCGGCGCTGGCGACCCTCGCGGCCGACCTGATCGCCAACGACGTCACCTCGACGGGCACGCAGCGCACCAACGCCAGCACGCCGACCGCGGCGAAGCGGACGCTGCCCTACAACACGACCAGCGACATCAGCGGCCGGATCTTCCTG